CATATGACCGGATACCGCGATAAGCATTGCGGCTTTCGCGCCTTCTATGCCCGCAGCATCGCAAAGAAAATGCGTCAAGATACCGGCGAACGATGAAACGACCAAATCAAAGAACAATTCGCGCCAATTGAATTTTTTACCGCCCGAACGCATGCGTTGAATATGTTGCACAAGGCCACCCCAACACGAAAGAAACAACGTTGAAAGGTACGGCATGATTTGTCTGAACCATTCGACGATATACGCCGTATTTTGCGGGTCTTTTTCGGGCATTTTGGTACGTTCCATTTTTATTAATCCGGTCGCGTAATCGCAATTAACGCATTTGACCGAAGTATAACCCAACGGATACCAAAAAGAAAAGCCCGGCGTATTAAGGCCGGGCTTTCAGTGTCGCGGGCTGGCACTAGGCCAGCGGGGCACTTAGGCGGTGCGCCAAACGCGCGCGCCCTTCACGCTGTTTTCTTCGACGGAACGAACAACGAACTTGCGGGTTTCGACCATGACCGGCACGGTTTCGCCCTTCTTGTTGGTCTTCGTCGAACCGTCTTCGGCGGGCACGGCGTAACGGGCGGTCGCGCTGGAAACGGTCGAAGCAAGCGACTTCGCGGGGTTCGGCTTGGATTCGTCGGCGGCAACGAAGAAGGAATGCCCCGGTTGCATTTCGTCGAACGGATACACTTCGCCGCCACGACCGCCGCGCTTGATGGTCGGAACGGGAACGTTCGCTTCAAGAACGAAGCCGTTCTTGCCGGTTGCAGTTGCGCCAGCTTCGGCGGTGGATTCATGGTTTTGGTTCTTGAACACGGCGGAAATTCCTTTTTCAGTTGCGCGGGTTGCGATTTCGCCCGCTTCGTTGGTGATTGACGGATTGACTTCGACAAGACCGGCTTCGACAAGCGGGCCGTGAATTGCGACGCCAGTATATACGAAATTGCCCGCTTGTGTTGCGGAAACAATTTCTTCAAGCTTCACTTCGCCGATTTGTGCAACGGCAACAGCCGGGGCGGTCTTGCGGGAAGCGGTCTTTTTGGATGCGGTAGCCATGTTGAAAACTCCTTCAGTTGGTTGCCGCTTCGCGGCGGGTTGTTACCGTTGATTCGGTAAGATGAACTTTAATCGCTTTGCTTGTGTTAGTCAAGTCTTTTTGCAAAAATTTTTCAACTATTTTTGAACGTCGCGACAATCGCGCTTGAACGTGCCTTGATAGTCGGGCCAAATGCCGGTTTTCACATTGTAACAATATTCGTCGGCTTGGCGGTCGGCTTCTTCAGCGTCGAAATGTCCGACAATGCCCATTGCAACGAACAGGAAAGCGGCGATAAGCCAATATTTCAAAGTCTTCGACATATTAACCCCTTTGTTGTGGTAAGTCTTTTGCGACGCCTTCGACGCCTTCCAATGCGATGCGCTTTGCCAAGTATAAACCCGTTTGCATTTGCAGCAACGGCGCAACAATGCCGTCAGCGCCGACAAGTTCAGCAAGGTTAATAATCGCTTCGATTGCGTCGCTTTGCTGTTGAATCGTTTGATACATGACAGCCGAAGCGCGAAGCAAGTTGTAATATTCAGTATTAACGCTTTGATGCGTCAATACAACAACGGCTTGTTCGCGGGCTTGGTCAAAGTCGATAACTTCGCCGCCTTCAAGGCGTAGCAACATCGCCTTCATTATTTGTTCATGCTTCAGCATTTCGGCATTCCTTCGTTTAGTGTTCGACAAGTATAACAGAAACGCTTGCTTCGTCAAATGCTGTTAATGCAAGGTTGAAAGAATCCGACCATTGCGCCGGGTTGTTGATATGCCCACACTTAGCAACAACGCGGGCAATCCCGGCTTGAATGATAACCCCGGCACAGTTCGAACACGGCGACAACGGCGAAACGTACAGTGAATAACCCCTTACGGGTTCATGCGCCGACAAAATCGCGTTCGGTTCGGCATGCACGGTCAAAGGGTACTTCAATTCGCGATTCGACAGGCGTTCGACGGTATCACGCACGCCGCGCGCAAAGCCGTTAAATCCAACGCTTGCAATTGTGCGGTCGGGTCGGACAATGACGGCCCCGACCTTCGTACTTGGGTCTTTCGACCATTCGGCGACGTGTTCGGCCATTTGCAAAAAGCGCAAATCCCATTTGTCAAGGTTAGTAATGTTCTTCGTTTGCATCGTCGAATAAATCCGGTTGTTTGTTGTCAATATACGACAAAGCTTTTGCACGTTCGACAAAGCCCGAACAATCGCAAAAGCCGCAATCGTGCCAATCTTCAGTTTCGCCAGCTTCGGCAACATTGACGCCGCAAACGCCATCGCATACCGGGCACGTTACCGGCGTTGCATCGTCGCCGCGAAAGTTCGTAATGATTTCATCAGGGTTGCCGCCCGCCGCTTCGAAGCCCCGCGCATATTGGGCCGCTTCGATTGCGCCAAGTGTAGCGCCGCAACGCTGGCAAGTCAGCTTGACGCCGAAGCCAAGCGGCGGAAGTTCGCTGAATGTATGACGCGGGCAAGCATCAAGCTTCGCCCGGTTTGCTTTGATTGCGGCAAACGTTGCTTTTGCGTCAAACTTGGGTTGCATGTTTCGCCCTTTCTTCTTCCGCTTCTTCAATGCGGGAACAACGACCGGAAACGCGGCAAATTCCAAGAACAGCCGCCAACAAGAACAAATAAACAAGAATACCGATTGCGTACCACATATAAACCCCTTTCAGTCTTCGTAATAATCGTTTCGCGCGTCTTCCATCGCCTGATAAATGGCGGTTTCAATCGCGGCTTCGTCTTTCTTCGTCATGCGCTTGTAAAGCCATTCGGCTGATTCTTTCTTACGCAAAGTTCGCCCGGCAATTTCAACAATCGACCAATCTTCGAAGTAATCCGACATAAGGCCAACGTCAGGTTCAGCCGCGCAAGCGGTAAATTCAACGGTAATCGAAAGACCGCCCAAAACTTTAACTTCAGCTTGCATTGTCATGTTGCGCCCCTTGTTCGTTGCAATGTCTGAATTATACGTTAAAGATTCGACGAATGCAAGCGATGTTTCGACGAACTTTACAATTCCAATGCTTCGACCATGCCAGCGGGAAACGTTCGCCACACAAACCGCATTGATTGTACGACTTAAACATACGTCAAGTATTGTTCAATAATTGCGGCGGCTTCTTCCCAACTGTAACAAACGACGAAGCCGAACCCTTGCGCTTTGACAAATTCGCCGAATTCGGCTTGTTCGTCGCTTACGCCGCCTTTCGAACCTTCGCGCTTTGGCCGTTCGTCGGGCTTCTTCATTTCGATATAAAGGCCCGACCATGCGCCACGCCGCACTGGCAACGAAACATCGGACACGCCAACGCGCACGCCTTGGGCCTTCAGTTGGCCCCCGCGTATGGCCCGGCTTTGGGCGCTGTCGCCCCGGCTTCCGCCGTTGGGGATATGGTGCAACCAACGCAATTCGGGCCAACGCTTCGTTTGAAGCGCGGCCCATGCGAAAAGCGCGGTTTGGTGCGCCGCTTCGGTTCCTGATTTCGCCAATTGTTCGGGCGTCATGGCAACCCCAACTTGTCGCGACAACGACAGCAAACGCCAAGCACAAGGCGCGGCATATCTTCGCCGCATGCGTAACATTCGCCCGGCTTACCCGGTTCGATTGCTTGCGCCTTACGTCGTATTTCTGCAACGTCGGCTTCTAGCAACTTCGACGAACGTTCGTCGGTTTTATCTACTTCATCGGCCATCTTCTTAAATCCTTGTTGAAAATTCGCGCATGCGACGTTTTACAATCTTGCAAATTATACGCGAACGGGCTTCATATGCCAATTGCCCAAACGACGGAAGCGAAAGGCGAAGTTGCATAAATTCCGACGCTTCTTCAGGCGTAAGCCAAAGAATTTCGGCGTATTGAATGCCCGGCGTATGCGCTGCAACTTCGATTCGCTTTCGTGCCAGTTCGCAAAGTTCGTTCATTCGCTGCAATGCCCACATTAACCGACCCTTTCAGCCGTTGCCGTGGCCTTCTTGACAAGCGAAAAGATACCTTCGACCGTTGAACGCTTGCCGACCAACACATTGCGCGGCGAACATTCACGATACAGCAAATAAACCTTGTTGTCGTAATCGCCACGTTCAACGATGAAACATGCGCCTTCTTTGGCAATGGTCTTCGCGTGCTTTAACTTCGTTATGTCTTGATATGTTGCAACCATACAACCCCCTTTGATG